TGATTTTTATCACCGGTAAGATAATAATAGTTAGGAGCATCTATGTACTTGTATGCGTTGTATGTTGCAACTGAATCTTCAGAGATGTTTCCGGTAATAGCTTCTGTTGAATTGTTAATAGATGTTGGATCTCCCTGGAAAGCACCTGTAACGTTTTGTATGATCAACTGGTTCATATCAGTAAACTTACTCGTTAATGTACCTGTAGCTCCAGTAGTACCTCCGGTTAATGTTTCACCTAATTTGAATCTTCCCGCGAGCGAATCCCTGAATTCAGTAATTATTTGATCGGTATTTCTTACGATCTGTGGATTGGTTGTTATCACCCATCCTTCATAATCAGACTCCATGTAGGAATGTAGATCTTCTTGGCTCATCGGCCATGAAGATAATCCATCATGTAGAAATTCGTTTATAACAAAGAAGGTCCAATAGTATTCCGACGTGCCGTATAATCTTTGAGAAACAACATCTGGTCTTTCCCCGTTCTTAATTTCGTAGAACTTATAGGAAGAAGGTGAGTCTATATTAGATGGCAATACCCGAACACTTCGATATATATCAACCATGTTCTGGGTAATACCATCTCTGTTAATATCGTATTTAACCTTCGGAAATTGACTAAAGTATGACATGGTTTATGATTCTCCTGCTGGTGATGGATTAGAATACTCTGCACGACTGTACGTGTAATCTGTGCCATCTTCGGGGTATAGATCTTCGCGAGTAAGCAATTTGGTTTCTACGAAGCTTAACTTGATTCCAACCGACGTAGGTGCACCGTTTTTAAAGAAAGAATTGCCATCTCCGTTATGTACAGCATCAAATCCTGATAGGTAACAGTCATGCATAAATGGAAGATACTTATTTTCTTCCTCACCAACATTAAACTTGATTCTCCATTTAGGAGGATACTTAAGAGTGAATGATCCACCCTTTGAAGCATACATATACTTTCTAAATACGTTTTCTATTTCTCTAATCTTCTCCGAATCCGCTGCGGACTCAGGAACCATTTTAAATTCGAAATCGAAGTTTCTCATAGCATTGCTTTCGAAAGCAAGTGCCGTTTGGGGGTTGAATGCGATGCCTTTTTCTATACCAACTTGATTCGTCATTTCTGAAGATGCTCCGAACTTTTCTGCAGCTTTCAAACCGATCAGTAATGCGTCGTTTGTATCTGAGCCTAATGAAGCCGAATCTTCTTTCTTGGATATATCTTTTAGAGCATTAATAGTTCCTAGATTTACGCCGCCGAAGCTTGCTCCGTCAGAAGTATTAATCCCATCTGGGATATACAAATGAATCTTAGTAAAGTCAGAAACTGCTGCATCGACCAGTTCAAAAGAGATATGCGGAAAGCCTTTCTCTACCTTTTCGCCTAGATCTCTAGGATATGTCAATATTGCCATGAAGATAACCTTTATAAATATTATGAATTACATGGTTATTTATAATACTTTCAAAGAGGATTTATGGCTTATAAGACCTATAAAGGCAAGTTTAAGGTGAAAAACACCGACAAGTATATCGGAGATCATACCAAAGTGGTATATAGATCATTATGGGAAAGACAGGTTTTTAGATGGTGCGAAGCTAATCCAGATATTGCTGGATGGAATTCGGAGGAAATAGTTATACCGTATAGATGCAACACAGATCTACGTATGCACAAATACTATATGGATGTCTTAATAGTAATGAAAACTGGGAAGACATATCTTGTAGAAATTAAGCCTAAGAAACAAACACAAGTACCCGAAAAACCAAAGAGAAAGACCAAGAGATATATTAACGAGGTTACCACCTATATAAAGAATACTTCTAAATGGACTGCTGCCCAGCAATACGCTGAACATAAAGGTTGGCATTTTCAGATCTGGACAGAAGATACTTTAAAGAATTTAGGCATCAAACTCATTAAAGGATGATATAAATAGTTATATGGCAAATTCAATATTCGACACAGTATCAGCGCAAGCGTTCCGAGCGGGGATTAAATCCCGTACACCGGAGTCAGAGGAGTGGTTTGGCAAGAAGATTAAAGAGCTTGCTATTCCATCTAGGACCCAAGTTTTGAAAGATAGTGCTTTAACCAGACAGACTAAAATTCTGCCAGGTGACATGTGCATGTATTTCTATGATCCGAAGCACAAAGAGACGCTTCCATACTATGACAGATTCCCATTGACAATAATGGTAGAACCTGCTCCAGGTGGTTTTTACGGATTAAATCTACATTATCTAAATCCAGTTGCTCGAGCAAGATTAGTTAACGAACTATTCAAATTAGCACCTAAAGATTTAAAGGATGATTCAAGATTAAGAAAAATGAGATATGATTTACTTAAGGGAGTTCAAAAGTATAAGGAGTTTCAGCCTTGCTTTAAACACTACCTAATGGATCATGTTAAATCCCAGTTTTCAAGAGTTCCAATGACTGATTGGGAAATAGCTATATATCTTCCATTGCAACAGTTTAAGAAGAAATCTTCTAGAACGGTTTGGAAAGATTCTACTAAACAATATAGGCAGAAGAAATAATGTCGAGTATCGATAACTTAAAAGCTACCATTAGTAAGAAAGGCGGATTAGCTCCTGTCAATAGGTTCAACGTTATCTTCAGTCCACCGACTGGAGCAATATCGGCACTTATGAGCGGCGATCTAAATTCGCTAGTAGGAGCATTAAATCCTGAGGGACAAATCGCAAGTTTAGCTTCCGGTAGCTTTGATCCGAGAAACTCTATTCCGGATCCGAGAGATATCACGTACCTTTGCGAAAGTGTTAATCTACCAGGAAGAAGTGTTTCTACTTTTGAACATGCTGATAGCAAACAAACAAATAAGTACCCATATACGTTTATCGATGAAGATGTTACAATGACCTTTATATTAACTAATGACTATTATATGAAAAATATGATGGACAAGTGGATGTCTAGTATATTTGATACCGTTAATTATCAAGCTGGATATAAGTCTGACTATAGTACAGATATTATTATTCAGCAGTTAGATCAGAATATGATTCCAGTATATGGAGTTAAGTTACAAAAAGCGTATCCAGTTTCTATTGCACCAATTTCTTTGGATAACAATGGTTCTGGATATCAGAAATTGACCGTGACGTTCTCTTATGACACCTTTGTAGCCGAAGGTCCATTGAGCAGTACAGTCTCAGCTGTGAAGGCCGGAATTCCCGGTTTATAATAGCAGATACATACACTATAACATTTTAAATTATTAAAGGAAATTAGATAATGGCTTTACCTATTGTAAGTAGTTCTAGATATAGTACTCAGGTACCTAGTTTGGGAACTACAGTTGAATATAGACCGTACGTTGTGAAAGAAGAAAAGATACTAATGATTGCTATGGAGTCTAAGAACCAGAAGCAAATCATAGCAGCAATCAAGGATGTTATTACTGCATGTGTATTTGATAATATTGATGCGAGTAAGTTAACTTCATTGGATGTTGAAGTTCTGTTCTTAAGACTTAGGGGTAAATCCGTAGGCGAAAGAGCAGACCTTAGATTCAAATGTGATACTTGCGAAGCTATGACAGACGTGTCCATCAACCTTGAAGATGTAGCAGTTCCAGAGTTAGATGCAAAATCAAGAACCATCATGATTGATAATAAAGTTGGGGTTGTTGTTAGGTATCCTTCTATCACTGATATGGAAAAATACACCGACAAACAGTTATCATCTGTTGACGGCGTTATGAGTTTAATCACTGATTGTATTGAATCAATCTTTGATGATGAAAATGTACACAGTACCAAAGATGAAAAAAGATCCGAGATAGTTGCTTTTATCGATAGTCTTAGTAGCACACAGTTTAAAAATGTTGCAGCATTCTTTCAAGATATGCCAGCGTTAGTACACGATGTTAAGTATAACTGTATAGCATGTGATGCTCCTAATGAGATTCAGTTGAAAGGTATTACTAGTTTTTTTACGTAGGCCTCTCTCACGATAATCTTATTAACCATTATAAGACTAACTTTGCGATGATGCAGCACCATGGATATAGCTTAGACGAGCTAGACCATATGCTGCCATTCGAGAGAGAAATCTACATTGCTCTATTACAGGATCACATTAAGAAAGAAAATGAACGAATTCAGGAACAACAGAGGAAGAAATAATGAGCGATGAAGATAAGAAAACTGATCACCACCCAGCAGATACCAATGGCGATGGCAGAGTCTCTAAAGCAGAAGAAGCACTGTACTTAGAGTTCAAACGTAAAGAACTAGAAGATGCAGATGCCATGCGAGATGCTCAACGTAATATGACCTGGTTTGCTCTGTTCGGTTTATTGCTATATCCCTTTGCTGTTGTATTAGCATCAATGGCTGGAATGACAGAAGCGATGAAGACCTTAGGAAGTATGGCACCAACCTATTTTGTAGCTGTTGCGGGTATAGTTGCTGCATTCTTTACTTCACAGAATTTTGGCAAAGGTAAAAAATAATGGCAAATGAACGTAAAGACCAAAAACCATTAGGCAAATCTAAGGGTCAAACCTCTAGTATGTCAGATCTGATTAAAGAATTTCAGAAGTCATCTAGCGGCGAAAAAACGGCCGAGACTAAAAAGGCTTTATCTAAACAAACAATAGCTATTGAAGGCTGGGTTGATAGAGCAGAAAAGAACGGATCGTTTAATGCAACTACGAGTAAGAAGATTTCTGAGGAGCTACGCAAATCAACGGAAGCTATCAATACTGGTAACCTAAGCGGCGCGGAACTTAATAATGAATTTGCTAAGCTTCAAGCTCTGCAAAAAGAATCATTAGAATTCTCTAAAAATCCTAAGAAGAAATACGAAAAGATCTCAGCAGATATGCTTGGTGATTTATCTAAGATGTTAGAAAAACAAACTAAGATTATAGAAGCTGATACCGCTAGTGTCGAACTAGGCAAAAAGGTTCAGGAGCTTCAGAAGACTTCGCTATATCAGAATAAAGAAACATCATTACTGTTGGCTGATACCTTCGCTGAATACTCTAAAGACCTAGAAGATGCTATCAGTACTAACAATATTAAAAGCATCGATAT